AACATCATACGATAGTAATAGAACTACGTTTAGAGACTTTGATGGGTTTGCTGGGGCAGTATATGTATTTGAGAAAAAGGGTACAAATGAGAAGTTCTTCTTATCAGAGAAAATTGACGAAGCACTTTCTTTAAATGAATCATTTGGATTTAGTTTATATGCTACAAGAAATGCTATAGTAGTTGGATCACCTAACTTTATATCACCTGCACCGCACGGAGTTGACATTGCATTCGATGGACCTAAAACAGGTACAGTTAGATTATTTGAAAAAACTGAAGGACAAAATTCACTAAACATTATTGGCTCACAACCACAGACAGTTGACATTGATAAGTTTAAACGTATTTCATTATACGATACAGAAGATGATACAAAAATTCTTGATTTAGAAATCTTTGATCCAGCTAAAATGAAACTGTTAGCAGAAGCAGAAAGAGAGCTTTCATACAAAGTTCCTTATGATCCTGCAATTTATACAACAGGAACAGCAGAAGGCGCAGTTGTTGACGATTCAATTTGTTGGAAGACTAAAAACGTAGGTAAATTATGGTGGGATATTTCAACTGCTAAATGGTTTGACTATGAGCAAGGTGAAGTATCATACAGAGTAGGTGCTTGGGGAGCATTGGCTCCTGGCGCATCAATTGATATTTATGAATGGGTACAGTCTAAATTACTACCGTCAGAGTGGGCATTGGTTGCAGATACTAACGAGGGGTTACCACTAGGCATATCAGGACAACCTTTGTATGCAGACGATAGTGCTTATAGTGTGAAAGCAGAATTTAATCCTAATACAGGAGAACAAACAGAAATTTATTATTACTATTGGGTAAAAAATAAAGTTACTGTACCAGAAGGCATGCCAGATAGAAGTATATCAGCAGCAGATGTGTTCAACTTAATTAGTGACCCGTCAGCGTTAGGACAAACTTACGCAGCATTTATTGATAAAGATAAGTTCTTGTTGTTTAATTATAAAGCAACGGTAGCAGACGATTCAGCAGTTCTTAATATTGAATACTATACACAACAAGAAAATCAAAATCAAGTACATAACGAGTATCAACTTCTTACTGAAGGAGTTGCAGATAGTCTACCAACAACTTCATTAGAAAACAAATGGATTGATAGTTTAATTGGTTATGATGTACAAGGTAATAGAATACCTGATCCTAAATTGCCAGAAAAACAACGATATGGTGTTAGTTATAGACCAAGACAAAGTATGTTTGTTGATAGAAAGACTTTATTAAAAACTTTAATTACAAACATTAATGCAATTATGCACAAAGAATCATTTGCTGATTCTTTAGATCTTACAACATTAAACTCTGTTGATATAAAGCCAAGTTCTTTATTAAACTTATATGATACAACAGTTGATACTTACACTGAGTTACTTGAAGTTGGTACATCTAGAACCAAGCAGTGTTCATTACGTGCAAATATAGTTGACAATGAAGTTAACTCTATTGATATATTAAGTCCAGGTTTTGGATATAAAATACCTCCTACTATTGAATTCGAAGGTGACGGAACAGGTGCAGAAGCAGTTACTACAATTGATAACCAAGGCAGAGTTAACAGTGTAACAATTACTAATAAAGGTAAACTATATACTTACATTGCTACTAAGCCAAGACAGTTTAGTGTACTTGTTGAAAGCGATTCAACAGCTAATGACTTCTGGAGCATTTATGCTTGGGACGATGTAAGAAAGTCTTGGTACAGAAGTAGATCACAAGCGTACAACACACCAAGATACTGGTCATATGCCGACTGGTGGGACAATGACTTTGGTCCTACTTCAAGGATCATTCAAGAAATTATTAGTGTGTACCAAGAACCAACTATAGATGTTGAAATTGGTGACTTGATTAGAATCAAAGAATACGGTGCAGGCGGTTGGGCAGTGTTTAAGAAAATTACTGATCTCGATGGCGCTGCTATGAACAATTACGAATTAATTGGTAGAGAGTTAGGAACTATACAATTTTCAACATCGTTGTATGATACAACACTAAGTGGTGTTGGATTTGATAATGTAGATTCATATGACATTGATTTTTACGATAAAGAAGTTTCAAACGAACTTAGATTTATTTTAAAAGCATTGAAAGAAGATATCTTGATTGGTAATTATGCAGTTGAGTGGAATAACTTATTCTTTACATCTATTAGATATGTTTTCAAAGAACAAACATACGTTGACTGGGCATTTAAAACTAGTTTCTTAAATGCAACACATAACGTTGGCACATTAAAACAGAAAACTAATTACAAAAACGACAGTCTTGAGAGTTACTTAGATTATATTAACGAAGTCAAACCTTATAGTACAACTGTAAGGGAGTACATTAGTAAGTATGATAACTTAGATATTGCAGATTCTGCAATAGCAGACTTTGATTTACCTCCTTACTACTCAGAAGAGAAGGGTAAAATTATTCCTGTCGAAAGCAATGACGATATACTAGCAACATATCCTTACAAATTTTGGAATGACAATAAAGGATACCAAATTGTAGAAATTAGTATTGCAAGTAAAGGTGCAGATTATACAGAAGCACCTAAAGTATTAATTACAGGCGGCAATGGGTCTGGAGCAAAAGCAAAAGCATATGTTTCAAACGGTAAAGTTACAGGAATTGCGCTAACTGAACATGGCACAGGTTACACATCAACTCCAACAGTTTCGCTTGTAGGCGGTAATGGAACATCACCGTCAGTTGCAAGAGCAGTTGCAGTGCTAGGTAACGGTAAAACACGTTCTATGAGCGTTAATATGAAGTTTGATAGGCTTTCTAAAACAGGTATCTACAATAACTTTACACAAACTGAGTCATTTACTGCTAACGGATCAACTGCGGTGTTTAATTTAACATATCCACCAACTAGAGATAAAGCAAAAATATCAATTATTAATAATGGTCAAGTAGTTCTTAATAACGAATACACTATATCACTGTTTACTTTAGAAACAGATGTGTACAAACAGTTAAGAGGTAAAATTACATTTGTAATTCCGCCTGCCAAAGACGATAATATTACAATTACGTATGAAAAGAATGATGAAATATTAGATAGTGTAAGCAGAATTACAAAATACTACAATCCTTCATCAGGTATGATAGGTAAAGAGCTTGATCAATTAATGACAGGTATTGACTTTGGTGGTGTTCAAGTACAAGGTACTACATTTGATGTTACAGGTGGCTGGGACGCACTTCCTTGGTTTACAGACAGTTGGGATAGTGTCGAAGCAGCAGCAGATTACTACTATGTTGCAGATGGAAGTACAATTGGTGTAACACTTCCTTATGTTCCTACAAACGGACAAGTTATTAACATTTACTTAAAACGTGCAGGTATTGTTGTACCTGACGATATTTCTAATTTACAAACTGAAGAAGGCGTTGATGCTCCACCAACACTTAGAATTGACGATCCTAATTATACAGATGCTTGGGATAGTTCAATAGCAACTAATCCTCATGCACAGATGCCAACATTTATAGGTGACGGCAGCACAAAAGTTGTAGAAGTAGGCGAATATGTTTCAACAAGTCCAGGAGATATCTTAATTTTCCGTCCTGCAGAAAGCGATGGCGCTGTAACTATTAATGATAATAACTTATTAGATACAAAATTATCAGGTGGTACTTTATCAGCAATGGATGGTGCTTATGCAACAGCAACAGGAACAAATGCAGAAGACATTTCAATAGACGGTGGTGAATATAATAGCCCAGATCAAGTACCTGCAACAGAAGAAAACGTACCTGGACAGGTTTTAGACAGTTTAAGTATTAAAGTATTCCATTCAAATCAAGATTCAACAGGTGCTCCAATTAAGTCTAATGTTAGAATAGGTGACGGATCAACATTAACATATCCTATAGGACAAAAAATTATTGAGAATAAGTCAGTAATAGTATATGTTGACGGATTAAAAGTTGAACCAGCAACATACACAGTTAGTGTTACTAATAGTACTATTGAATTTGCAAGTGTTCCAGTAGAAAATTCTAAAATCGAAATAGTTTCAATAGGATTAGGCGGCGTGTCAATACTTGATTATCAAGAATTTATTGCAGACGGTGATACTACATTATTCTTAACTAATGCAAATTACGCTGACACTTCAAATATATTTGTATCAGTTAACGGTGTACAATCTGATACAGGATTTATTGACAGTACAGACTTATTGCCCGACACACCAAACAGAACACTTGTACAGTTTGGTATAAAGCCTGATAGACTAGCAGTAATTAGAATAGTTGCATTTAGTGCAGCAACAGATGTTGATAGTTCATTACAATCTCTAATTAGAGTTAACCAACAAGAGTTTACATATGACGGTAGCACTAAAAGCTATGACTTAGATACATTTGTACAGTTAAGTAGAGATAGTGCATTAGCATCAACTATTGTTGAAGTAAACAACAAAAAATTAAAAAGTGTTGACACAGTTTACAGTGTTTACGATGGTGTAACTAAAAAGTATGTACTAGGTGTTGACCCTATTGCATCAGCAGGTTCTATTGTTCCAAACAATATTAAAGTTTATATTAATAACGAGCTAAAAACATTTATTACAGACTATGTTTACAACGGTACAACAAAAGAGCTTGAGGTTACTGCGGAAAATTTGACGGTCGGTGATGTTATCAAGATTGAAAACAACTTAGGAGCAGAATACTCTGTGATTGGTAATAATATTGTTATCAACGATTCAACAGCACTAACATTAGGTGACACAATTGATGTTACTTGGTTTAGTGAATATCCGTCAATGGATGTTGTTAGCGATCAATACACAGGCGGCAAAGCATTTTATCCTATAGCGTTTAAACCATTGGGTGTAAGTTACACTTGGGTTTATAGAAACAAAGAAAAACTAATACAAGACGTTGATTATAGACTAGATGTTAACAAAGGTGTTGTATATATTGAAGGGGCTAATACAGAAACAGATGTTTTTGAAATTATAGCGTTTGGTTCTAATATATTTGCCCTACCAAGTGCTTATCAAGTTAGCAAAGACATGCTAAACATTAATAGATACACTAGATATGCTATCACTGATAGTCTAGTACTAGCAAAAGAATTAACTTACTATGACGAAACTATTACACTTAAAGATGCTTCTTCACTGTTTGAACCTGTTGCAAGTAACAATGTACCAGGCATTATTGAAATCAACGGTGAAAAGATTGAATACATGATCAAGAGCGGTAATGTACTAAGCAATTTGAGAAGAGGTACACAAGGTACAGCAATCAAGACTTTAAGTCCAGTAGGAGAATATGTGGTTGATATGAGTACGGATCAAACTATTCCGTACAAAGATACACAATCAAGAACAGATTTTGTTAGTGATGGAAGTAGTCAGTTAATTGGACCACTACCTTTTGTTCCTAAGCTAAGTACTGTTAGTGATTGGTATCAAGGTACTATTCCAGCAATTTATGGAAGATGTGACTCGATTGAAGTATTTGTTGGCGGTAAGCGATTACGCAAAACATATATAGATCAGTATAATGAAACTATAGGTTCAACTAGCCCGGCGGGCGATGAGAAGGTTGAAGCTGAATTTAGTGTTGACGGATCGTCAGCATATATTAGACTAACAAATGTGCCTGCTGCAGGTACACGAATTAGTATTATAAAACAACAAGGACAAGTATGGTACGATAGAGGCCAAAATACTGCTACATCAGGCGTTACACTGCTTAAAAACAGTACTCCAATTAGTAAGTTCATTGCTGCCAATACATCGAAGTTACCTGAATAAATACACTATGAAACTGGAAGATAAAAATATGTCAAACAAAGAAAACAAAACGCCAAAAGCACCTGGATTGAATGAAACCGGCGGGTTCCATTTTGAAGGGCATATTAAGATTTTTGATCCTGAAACTGGAGAAGTTTTTCAGGATAAACGCAATGCAATACACTATGAAAACATGAGTGTTGCAATAGTTAACAGTCTTTCAAATCAAGGGGAAGGTACAGTTTACCAAATGGCGTTTGGTAGCGGTGGTACTACAGTTGACCCTACAGGATTAATTACATACTTAACACCTAACACAGTTGGTTCAAACTCCAGTTTATACAATCAAACATACGTTAAAGTTATTGATCAAAACTCTATTGCGAACGCTGATCCAGTGCGTAACAAAATGGAAGTTAGACACGTTAGTGGTGCAACATACAGTGACATTGTAATTACATGTACACTTGATTATGGTGAGCCAGATGATCAACAAGCATTTGATAATAGTGTTGACATGGACAGTAACTTTGTTTTCGACGAGCTTGGACTTAAATGGTATAATTCTACAGGTACAGGCAAACTTTTAACACACGTGGTTTTCCACCCTGTACAAAAGTCTTTGAACAGACTCTTACAAGTTGATTATACAATTAGAGTACAGAGTTTAACAGGCTTTACGGAGGTTTAATAAATGCCATATATTGTAAATTTTACAGATAGCGAAAACAAAACTCCGATCACGGTGTTTGATAATACATCAAGCCAAGATACAAGTTTAACATTTCCAGGACGTAATGTTACTGGATACGGACAAATTATTGCTGAAAACTTTTTATCTGTATTAGAAAATTTTGCAAGTGCAAATGCACCTGTAAATCCAGTTGAAGGACAACTTTGGTATGACACACAAAACGGTGTGCTACAGTTGTTTGATAACACAGCATGGAAAGCAGCATCAAACATTCAAAAGAGTGTTACAGAGCCTAGTGTTGAAAATTCTAAAGTTGGTGAACTTTGGGTTGATACTACAAACCAACAGTTAAGAATTTATACAGGTACAAGATGGTTACTAGTTGGACCAGCAGAAAGTTCAATTGACGGATTACGTTATGGACCAGCAGTAGAAAATATTGCTGACTCAGACAACCAAACAAAAAGTATTTTAATTTTATATATTGCAGACCAACCGGTTGCAATTGTTTCTAAAGATTCATTTACACCTAAAGTTAATATCAAAGGCTTTGCAACAATCAAAGCAGGACTTAATGTTGCAACTCCAGCAAACGATACTGAAAAAACAGAATTTGCTTCTATATTTTTAGGAGGCGAACTACCTAAACTTATTGGTACTGCTAAAAATGCAGACGCACTTAACGTTGGCGGAGTTGAAGTATCAGCAGGTAAGTTTTTAAGAAGTGATATTCTTAACACAACTGATCAAGGTATTAATGTAAGAAACAACGCAGGTTTAACAATTGGTGTTGACGGGAACTTCCAAGTAACAACATCATCTACCGCTGCAAAACTTTACAATTCATCAGCAGGTAGTTCAGTAGATTTACAAGTTAACAGAAATGGTATTCCAACTACAGTACTTAGAGTGCTTGATAATAAAGTTGGTATTAACATTGCAGCACCAGACGAAGCACTTGATGTTGACGGTAACATTGGTTTAACTGGCGCACTAAAGATTTCTAGCACAGCCGAAACAACTAACTTATCAACAGGTAGCATTGTTACAACAGGTGGCGCAGCAATTACTAAAAATTTATTAATTGGTGGCTCAGCAAATATTACAGGAACTATTACATCATCAACTGCAAAACCTCAACTTAATGATACATATGATTTAGGTGAGGCAACAACACGTTGGAAAACAGTTTATGCTAAATCAATTCAAGCAGATGAAATTGTTGGTACAATTAACGGTAACATTACAGGTAATGCAAACACTGCAACTAACTTAAAAACTGTTACAAGTTTTGCACTAACAGGCGATGTTGTTTCACCAGCAATACAGTTTGACGGGCAGGTAGGTAGTGCAACTAAGACATTTGCTACTACATTGACTGCTAACATTGTTAAAAGTAGAGATGAACCTGCACCAAACCAATCAGACAAAAATGATTTTGTACTAGTATATAGAGCTTCAGCTGAATCAGGAGGAGCAACAGGACTTCTTAAACAAACACGTGATACGTTTGTAGGAGACTTAGGTATACCATTAGCTGGTATTATTCCTTATGCAGGATCACAACCACCAACAGGATTTTTATTTTGTGATGGTGGAGAAGTTGAAATATCTAAGTTTAGAGAATTGTTTGATACTATAGGAACAACTTATAATGGTACAGCACCACTTAATGGTGTAGGTACGTTTAGATTACCAGATTTACGTGGTAGATTTGCATTAGGCAGACACAACATGGACAACAACATCAACGTGCCAAACTCAGTTGGTGGATTTGTTGATAACGGCGGCGGTGAACCAAGCCCAGCAAGAGTTGAAGGTACAGAAGCTCAAACACTTGCAGGAGCAGCAGGCGCAAGTGCGGTAGCGTTAACATTAGGTAACCTACCAGATCACGAACACGATATGACAGCAAATGGAATTCAATATTCTGCTGTTAGAGTTGATAGTGCTATTAACAGTCCAGGTACAACAGGTTTAGGACCTACAGCACCAGGACAAGCACAGTACTTACAACAATCAGGCGGTATTAAGAAACCAAGTACAGACTTTACGTTAGGGTCATTAGTTGGTATTATGAATCCGTTCTTGACAATTAACTATATTATACGTTCGGGACCACCAGCGTTTACAACAACGTAGGATGAGATATTAAATGGCATATCAAATTAATAAAACAGATGGTACAATAGTTTCAACAGTAGCCGATGGTCAAATTGATAATATCTCTACTGACATTACACTAATTGGTAAAAACTATAGCGGATTTGGTGAAGTACTTAATGAAAACTTTATTAAAATACTAGAAAATTTTGCTAACGTGACTGCGCCTACGGCGCCTATCAAAGGACAGATTTGGTTTGATAGCACAGAATCAAAACTTAAAGTTTACAGTGGAACAGCATTTGTTCCTGTAAGTTCTGCAACAATTGCTAACTCACAACCAACAACACTTGGTGTTGGTGATCTTTGGTTTAATGATACTGCTAAACAGTTATACTTCTTTGACGGAACTAGCACTATATTGTTAGGCCCTGCATATTCAGATGCACAAGGAACTAGTGGACTTATTGTAACAAGTATTCTTGATACACTAAACCAAACTCGTGTTATTACATCATTATTCAACAACGGTATCTTGTTAGGTATATTTGCTAAAGATTCATTTACACCTAAAAATGCTATTGAAGGATTTAGTGGAGACATTGGTCCAGGTTTTAACCAAGGTACGTTGTCAGGCATTAAGTTTGATGTAACTTGTACTAATTCAGAAAAATTAGCAAATGTTGATTCTACAAACTATGTTAGAAAAGATACTGCTAACTCATTAACTAACACACTTAGAATTGAAAGTGACTTAGGTCTTGTTGTTGGTTCTGCTTCGCAGGCTAACTTGTCAGTTGATAACGGTAACGTTAAGTTATCAAACGCTGCTGAAAATAAACTTTTAATTTTAGATGTTAGAAAAGGTATCTCGCAGGAAATTGCAGTTAAGATTACTCCTTCTACAAGACAAATTGATTTATATGAAGGCGCACCAGACAGTTTAGTTAAAACTGGTGGTAGCATGGAACTAGCAGGTGACCTTACTATTAGAGGTAACCTTGTTATTAATGATGGCGATCTTGCTACAATTAAACAAACAGAATTAGTTGTTGAAGACAAATACATTGTTCTTGCTCAAACAGGCGATAGTGGTTCTAACTCAGATGAAATTGCAGACGGCGGTGGACTTGTAATTAAAGGTACTACTGATAAAGCAATTTTATATAGTAAAGATGGGTTAGGTGCAACAGCAGAATATCCTGCACTTGCTTCACAAGCATTTACAAGTTCAGAACACGTTAACCTAGCAACTGGTAAAGAATTTAAAATTAACGGTGTAACAGTATTAAGCGGAACATCTTTAGGTACAGGTATTACTAGTATCCCAGGTGTTACAGCTTTTGGTGCTCAGAACGTTGTTAATGTTGGTCCTGGTTTACCTCCAGTAGCACAATTAAGAATTGAGAATCAGAAGATTTCAACTCTTGATAATAACGATGATTTACAATTAGAAGCACATGGCTCAGGTAATATTGCACTATTAGGAACACCAAAAATTACAGGACTTGCTGATCCTACAACTGCACAAGATGCTGCAACAAAAGAATATGTTGACGATATTGCACAATCAAGATCATTAGCATTTAGTATGGACTTATCAGATGGTAAACCAAACAGTTACATTGCATCAGAAATTTTATCCAAGCTGGCTCCGCCAGCTGAATATAGATCAGGTACTTTTGCAAGAATACTTGTAACATTATTAAGTAACTCAACAGTTAATCTTAACTTAGCACCTGAAATTACTATAACAACGAATACATTTAATACACCATCAGGAACAGCACCTGCTGTTACAGCAGTAAACGGTGCAATTGCATCAGTTCCAGCTGCTGGTATTACAACATCTAGAATTATTAAAGTATTCCAGTTGTTGTCAGGCACTTGGACACACGTTTCAGATGAGGTATTACCATAAGATGAAAATAGGAGCGTATAAATGGCTTATGTAATTAACAAAACTGACGGAACTCAACTTGTAGTATTACAAGATGCAGCAGTTGACTCAACCACTAGTTTATCTTTCGTTGGTAGAAATTATGTTGGCTACGGTGAAATTCAAAACGAAAACTTCTTATTCTTATTAGAAAATTTTGCAAATATTTCTGCACCAATAACTCCTATTAAAGGACAAGTTTGGTTTGATACATCATTAAGTATATTAAAAATTTACGATGGTGAAAACTGGGTAGAAACAGGCTCTGCAAATGTAGGCGCTACTCCACCAGTAACACCAGCACTTGGAACGTTTTGGTTAAAAAATGCATCGTCCGCAGCAGCACCAGCAGATCCTTCTTTACATGTTTTTGATGGAACTAACTGGATTAAGATTGGTCCTGAAACAGCAGATGGTTACTTACCGACTAGAGCATTAACAACAACACTATTAGCAACTAACGGAACAACATATCCGGTAATTGAACTTAAAGTAAATGGTATTACAATAGGTATTATTGCTTCAAATGCTTTTACAATTGATCCAACTAATGAAGTAAGCGGATTTTCAGATCTAATTACAGGTATTAATTTAAATGCAATGGCAAAAGTAATGGGATCGTTACAAGGTGTTGCAGATAAAGCAACAAGACTTGAATCGCCTATACTAGTTAATGGAGTTGCATTTGACGGGTCAGAGAACCTTACAGTTACAGCACAAACTCCTAACAGTTTAGTTGCAGGAAATTACTTAACAGGAACAGACTTTGATGGCGGAAATGCTACTACATGGTCAGTTGATGCAACACATTTAAATCAAATAGGTAAAGTTGTTGCAAGAGATACAACAGGTAACTTTGTTGCAAATCAAATTACATCAAACTTAGTTGGCGATGTTACAGGTAACATTACAGGTACAACAGGTTCGTTTACAGGAACTGTAACAGCAGAAAACTTTATTGGTGCAACATTAAGCGGAACAGCAAGTGCAGCACAAAGATTATTAACTCCTAGAAATATTAATGGTGTTGGATTTGATGGAACAGCAGACATTACAGTTACAGCAGATGCTAACACACTAACAGGTACAAACTTACACAACACTGTTACTACATCAGCACTTACAAGTGTAGGAACACTGATATCATTAGGTGTTACAGGTAACATTACAGTTGCTTCAAACTTAACTATTGACGGCACAATTAACGCTGCTGAAATAAAAGCAACTAATCAAATTAGTTTAGCAGCATCAGAAGGTGTAGATTATCAACTTGATTTATTTGGACCTACAAGATCTCCAAGTTCACAAGCAGGGTTTTTACCAAGTGCAGATATAACACTTGACCTTGGTTCGGGTGCATTAAGATATAAGAATACATACTCACAAAATTTTTACGGTGATTTAACTGGTGCAGTTGCAGGTAACGCTACAACAGCAACCACAGCAACTAACATAGCAGGTGGAGCAGGTGGAACAATACCTTATCAAACTGCTTCTGGTTCAACAGCACATATTCCATCAGGTACAGCAGGTAAGTTCTTAAAGTCAACAGGACCTAGTCAGCCAGTATGGGATACAATAGCATTTTCAAACTTAACACCAGGAAACTACTTAACTGGTTTAGTTTATGACGGCATTACAAATACAACATTTAATGTTGATGCAACTAACTTGGCTACAGCAAACAAAATTGTTGCTAGAGATGCAAGTGGTAATTTTAGTGCAAATGTTATTCAAGCAGACCTAAATGGTAACGCATCATCAGCAACTAATGCATCTACAGCAACTACAGCAGTTAATGCAACACAGGCTGCAAATGCTAATAATGCAGACAATGCATCATACAGTGTAACTAGAGCAAATTCAGATAGTTCAACTTATATTGCTACTACAGCGTTTGTACAAAATGTTGTTGCAAATGCAAACACAAGACAACTTGTTATTAGTTCACCAGCACCAAATACAAGTTCACCAGATGCACAATATATTGACTTAATTGAAGCGTACCTTCCTGCAAGTAATGCAAGTGGATTAAATTTTGAATTGATAATTAATAACATATACGCAGGTTCAAGTTCTAGTTTTAGTGCTGGTAGATGGATTTTAGCATATAGATGGGCTACTGGAAGTGTTAGCACTTCAACAAACATTTATAACAGTTCTACAGGATACAAGTTGACTTATAACTCAAACGGTAGTACTTGGAGTTACACTGGTACTTGGTCATATGTATAATGGCAGTAAAGTTAGTATCGGACTATTGTAAGAATGTTGACGAGATAGTAAAGTTAGTAGAGGCAAACGAAGAAAGTTTTTATATTAGGCAGCCTGGAGAAGAGTTTAATTTTGTAACTGCCTACGGTGAAAGTAAGTTAAAGAGTATGTTCCGTTGGAACATGCCAAAAGAATTAAAGGAGTTGATTACAGAATCAATTCCAGAAGAAGATAGAACTTGTGATAGTTTTTGTATTAACAAATATGATCCAGGGGATTATCTTAAAAGGCATAAAGATAGTGCAGGCGGATATTGGAAGTTTAAGTTAATATTTTTAAGATCTGATGCACCACATTTTTGTTGGTACGATGAACAAGGCAAAAGAAATTTAGTAGACGAAGGTCCTGGTATGTTAATAGATATGCCTGTGAACTTAGAACACGAAGTAACAGAAATTAAACAAAATGAAAGACCAAAAATAAGTCTTGCATTAAGTTGGGGAAGAACTAGATGAAAAACATTATTATTTTTAGTACTGATAGATCAAAAGTGATATCGTCTCAGGACTATAATAGCGAGTTTGCTGAAAGACTTACCGCGCAAGGCGTACCTCACAAAGTTATTGATTTAGATGACGCAAATGAATATTGGTGGGGAGATTATGCTACTGGTGAAGTAAGATCTCTTAACGATGTACCGCTAATTGAAGAAGTAGCGATTGACGAAGTAGTTAACAAGCAGATTCTTGTTAAGTATCCTGTACACAAGCAACTTAATATTATTGCAGAATGCTTAGAAAATGCTGGAATTCCGCTTACAGATGACTTTATTGCTATGCGTAACTATACTAAGCAGAAGATTACTAACCATAATACTGCTGTCCAAACGTATAAAGATAACCCGGATGTATACAGTTTTTACCCTAAGCCGTTACCACCAGAAGACGAGTGAAGGTAGATAAATACAACAGTAAACTAGGAAGAAAACACACATGGCATATCAAGTAGATAAATTTAACGGAACATTTTTAACGTCAGTAGAAGACGGAACTATTGATACCACTACGGATATACGTTTCGTTGGTAAAAACTACGCAGGATACGGTGAAGTACAGAACGAAAACTTCTTACATTTACTAGAAAACTTTGCGAATACTACTGCACCACCAAAAGCAGTCACTGGTCAAGTTTGGTTTGACAGTGCTAATAAGAAAATTAAGTTTTATGACGGCGCACAATGGAAAACTACCAACGGTGCTGAAGTAGCATCAGTTGCTCCTTCAGGATTAGGAGTAGGAGAATTTTGGTGGGATACATCAGCAAAACAATTATATGCATGGTCAGGCGGAGAGTTTGTCTTAGTAGGACCTGAAGCATCACCAGATCTTGGTGCTAGTGGAGCGGTTGCACAAGTTGTTAAAGACACAGGTAACACAAACCATTCAATTTTAAAAATTAATGCAGGTGGTAAAACAGTTGCAATTATTTCACAAACAGAATTTACACTAAACAGTTCACTTAACCCTATTGACGACTTTACGTTAGTTAAAAAAGGTATTACAATGGCGAAAGCCGATGCTAATGGTGTTACATCAGATAGTTATGTATACTGGGGAACATCATCTAACGCATTAAAGCTAGGTGGCATTGCTGCTGATCAATACTTACAAAAAGGAAGTATTACTTTTAACCAGGAAATCAACTTCCAAGATTCAGGTTATAAAGTAGGTGACCAAAGCGACTTTAGATTAAGAGTTGAAAACGATGACGAAATTGTTTTTGAAAGTGTTCTTGGTAACCCTATTAACTTTATTATTAATGACGGCGGCTCAACAAGAAAGAATGTATTAGATATTACAGCAGCTGGAGTAGTTCCAGGTATTGACAGTTCGTTTACATTAGGTACAGCAGCACTGGCTTGGTCAGCAATACATGCTGATGCAATTACAGGACCATTAACAGGTAATGTTACAGGTAATGTTACAGGTAACACACAAGGTAGTTTACTTGCTAATGATTCAACTGTTATGGTTGACGGTGCAACTAAAAACATTGGTTACACAGGCGCAAATATTTTTGGTACATTGTTTGGATCAGTTCAAGGTAACTTGACTGGTACAGCATCAGATGCAAGTGCGTTGAACGGTATTACACCATCTGTATCAGTTCCTGCTTCAGGCAACAGTATTGTTGTTAGAGATTCGTCAGGTGTAATTTTTGCAAATACTTTTAATGGTGCAGCAACTTTTGCAGATAGAGTTAAAATTGATGATAGTGCAACAGACAGTGATCCTAATTACAGAACTGCTAAAACAACAGCATCAGCAAGTTCAATTGCTGCAAGAAATTCAAGCGGTGACTTAATTGCTAACTTATTCCAAGGTACAGCAACCGCAGCTAGATATGCTGACTTAGCAGAGAAATATTTAGCAGACAAAGAATATGAAGCTGGTACAGTTGTATCAGTTGGCGGAAACGCAGAAGTTACTGCATGTAGTGAGGGCGATAGAGCGTTAGGTGTTGTTTCAGCACAACCTGCGTTTATGATGAATTCATGGTTAGAAGATGGAACATACATTGCACTTAAAGGTCGTGTACCAGTTAAAGTTATCGGCAGTATTGCTAAAGGAGATAGATTAGTTGCTGCTGCGGAAGGTTACGCTACAAAGGCTGACAGTCATGCAGACGTATTTGCAATTGCAATAGAAAGCAATTCAAATTCAGGAACAAAAATTATTGAAGCGGTAGTATTATAATGGTAACAACAGGCGCACAGATCCTATCAACAGACCTCAACAGCCTGCGAAACAAAATTGCTGAAGTCATGGGTACCGGTGTTGGTACATTCGGATATGGACAATCAGTTAACAGCTCAACAGTTATTTCTGGTCAAACAGTATTAAAGTCACACTTTGATGCAATCCGGTTTGACATTGTAAATGCTTATTTTCATCAGAACGGTGTAGTACCAACAGCAACTATTGCTGCTATTGGAGATCCTATTACAGCATCATCAAGTGATCCTTTTAACGGATACAACACACTTGCTGACGAATGTCGAAATGATAGATTTGACTGCGATGCTGGTTTACTAACAGCATCAGTTAAAGATTCAAAAAGCTATACATCTGCTTGGAGTACAAATGCAGAATATGTTATAACCGTAACATTTAGTAATGCTAACGACGCAAGGTATTTTTGGAACTCTGGAAGTAGATTAAGATTTACTACAGGAAGAGGACTAGGATCAGCAACAGCACAAAACGGTGCATGGACTAGTTTACTTTCAACTGTGGGTAGACAAGTAATCGGCGGAAGATTACCAGACGGGCTGAATAATATATACATGCTTACAAATGTATACCAAGATTTATATAATTTATCTGCTAGTACGCCATATTCAGCAAACAATTACAAGATTCAAGGCAAGTGTGATGTGGCAAGTAACTCCGCAGGAACAGCCGCAGTATTTAACTTTAAGGTTTTATTGACTGACAGTTACGTTGATCCAGGTGCACCAGCGCCAGGCGATCAAGTTGACGGCACACTTAGTATTGATGTAGAAGAATTAAAAGCTACAGGAACATTACAACCAAGTGGTGCTGCATTTTCTATTACGAGTCCATCGTATTCTGGAACCAGCATTAGTGCAACATAGACACTTGTTGTAGTAAATACTGCTGTTAAGGATATTATATGACGACCGTACACGCAACAATTAGTAGAAACGACTACAATGCATTATACACTCGCCTTGAGCAAGTGGTGGGCCTTGCTGACGGCACAGTATTATATGGTTGGGGCCAAACAATGAATGCATCAGGTGTTGGTGTTTCGGACAAAGTATCTGTAGAAGAATACGGTAGGTTAATTACAGACATGTATAATGCTTACAGGCATATATATGGTTCAAATCCTCCTACTAATTGGGGAAGTTGGCCTAATAACATTAGTACTTCTCAAAAAATTAAAGCAAATACTCTTACTAATGATGCAACATACAATACACAGCCTTACAGAAGATGGAATGATTTAATTATTGCACTAGAGGCTGCAAAATATACCATACCACCAGCATCAGTAGCATCATCTACAACACACAGTAATGCAGTATATACAGGATCATGGTCAACTTCTGCTCAAGTATTAGTTACTTTTACATGGTCATCAGCATTAGCCGCTAGGCACTATTTTAATAGTGGTGGACAAATTCAACTTACAAGCAGTTTGAACAGTATTAGCGGTTCAGCCCAAGACGCTTCTTGGAGAAGTTTACTACAGACAGCAAGTACACAGACATTTGGAGGACAACAACCAGCAACGGGTGTTAATCCTAATGATAATGGAAACTTTTATAGATGTACAAACGTTTATAGCACACCTTGGTACCAAGCTGTTGCTAGTAGTCCTTACAATGCAAACTATTATAGATTATATGCAAGAACACCTGCGGTATTAGATAACTCAAGTGGTAGTGCATATCAACTAGAAATGGCAGCAGTTTACAATGACGATCACGTTGGATTAGGCGGACCGTCAACATCAGGTACTCCGCAACAAGGACCAGGTACTTATGGACCTGATTTAGTAGGACCTGCTTCACTTTATCTCCAAACTGTTACTAGAAAAGCAGTTGGTACCATTAATCTTTACCCCACAGGATCACAATCATTTAGTATTGAAACGCCATCTGTAACAGTGGGCGGATTCACAGTCAGTTAATTTCCTAGCCCCCAGTACAGCGCATAAATATTAAGTGCTACTATAACTGTGGAGGACATATGGAAGAACAACTAAAAAAAGCCTTGGATTTTAGCAAGTATAGAGAAACTTTTGCTGTACAGCGTAAAACTTTAAAGGAAAAAATTGATGCTAGATTAACATACGGTGTTAATGGCGGCATCTTTAAGATCAATAGAGAACTAATTAACTTCGTTCAAATGCTACTTTCAGTAGATAGAACCGAAGGAGTAGTATTACTTGATGTTAATGATAATCCTATATTGATTGAAAATCTTGCAGATTTTAAAGATATCATACTTGATAGATACACAACATCAACATTAGAATATTACGAAGAATACCAGAAGCTCAAAAAGAGCAGATCCGTAGAAAAACTTATAGAAGTATAATATGGATAAAGGAATCGTAATATTTGCACATAACAGTCGAAGTTTAGACTATTCTAAACTAGCATTGGTCGCAGGCGGCCTTGCTAAAAAGCATCTCGGCTATCCAGTTTCATTAATCACAGATAAGTCAACTGTTGATTATATGGAAGAAATAGGTACTGCAGATAAAGCAAAAGAAATCTTTGACAGCCTTATTTTTGTAGAGCGTCCTCCAACACAGCAATACAGAAATCTTCATGATGGAAATGATTTTGAAGCAGTACCTTTCGATAATTCAAACAGACCAAATGTTTGGGATATTACACCTTATGAAAGAACATTATTGTTAGATTGTGACTATCTAACATTTTCAGATACTTTGAACAGTTATTGGGATGTCGAACAAGACTTCTTAATATCACATGAGTATAATGATATTATGGGAACACGAGCAGGTTACCATGACAAGTATGTTTCGGATACTGGCGTTAAATTGCTTTGGGCTACAACAGTTATGTTTACCAAGAACGATCAAACAAAAGTACTTTTTGATTTAGTACAATACATACAAAAAAATTACAAGTTCTTTGCAGACACATATCGTTTTGATCCTAGACTATATAGGAACGATATTAGTTTTGCAATAGCTAATCATATACTAAATGGATTTCAAGAAGCAGATACAGAATATAAATTACCGTCAGTGTTTTCTACAATAGATAGAGATATGTTAGTTGATGTAAAAAGTAACACATTACAATTTTTATTAACTAATGAAGAACTAGTTGCTTCGTCATCAGGCAAAGATGTTCATGTAATGAATAAAAAAAGCATTGAAAGAAACTTTGACAAACTAATGGAGTTGATATGAACTTTGGATATCTAATTGTTGTTGCAACTTCTGAAGAATACAATTATGCACAAATGGCATATGCTCTTGCATTAAGTATTAAGAATACACAAAAAGAAGGTTACGATAAAGTTGCATTAGTAATTGATGATAAAACTCAAATAGAAAATTTTGAATCTACTTGGGTCTTTGATGAGATTATTGAATGGGACAAGAAAGGTTTTTGGGACGGCCGTTCTTATATGGACGAGCTAACACCGTGGGAACACACTGTATGTTTAGATGCAGACATGTTGTTCTTTAGAGATTACAGTCATTGGATTGATTATTTTGTTGCAAATTCTGAACTGTATGTTGCTAACAAAGCATACACATATAGAGGAGAAGTAGTAACTAATGATTTTTATAGAAGAACATTTACTAAAAATGAATTACCAAACTTATATTCATTCTTTACATTCTTTAAAAAAGATAGTAAACTAGCAAATGACTTCTTTAATTTACAGCGTTCTATAATGGACAATCCAAATGAATACACTAATTTGTTTTTAACAAAGCATACACCTAAAGTTATAGGAACTGATGAAGCATTTGCAATAGCAGCAAAGATATTAGATATCACAGACGATATTGCATACCCGTTAGGATTTCCAAGAGTTGTACATATGAAAGGCGGTGTACAAAATTGGCCATGGCATGCTGATAAGTTTTCAGATCATGTAGGATATTACTTAAATGATAAAGGCAAATTAAAAATAGGTAGTTATCAACAAAACGACATTGTACATTATGTTGAAAAAGATAAAATGAATTTAGAAACAATTAATGTACTGGAGGAAATAGCATGGAAGAAGTAGAAGAATTTATGCCCGACTTTGATGAGTGGCTTAAAAATTATGAAGAACCAGCACGTAGATTTGGTACAGCATTTGACCCAGATACAGGACAATTGGTTTCAGTAGGTCCGTATTCGGCAATAGAAATGGAGTACAGCAAAAACGTTGTTGAGATTGACGAAGATCTTGCTATCAAAATTATTGATGGTGACATCCATATCAGTAAGTGCTTTTTTGATACTCATGAAGGTAAGTTTGAAATTA